GCTGCTCCAGTTGCTCCAGTTGTGCTCCAGTTGGCCAAAATAACTGGAGCAGTCAATAAAACCGGGGCTTTGCGGGAAGTTTGCTCCAGTTGCTCCAGTTTGTTTTCTGCTCCAGTTCATTTGACGACGATTAACTACAACAATATCAACGACTTAGAGAATCTGCTCCAGTGCTCCAGTTGCCCCTATATATAGATATATAACTGGCGCACTGGAGCGCCAGCTTTATCTACATATATTCTGCGCGGCTGAACAGCAGCCGCATTGTTCATGTTGCAGGCAGTAGCGCATCAAGTTTTGCCGTCGCAATATTCGGGCATGGCTACTTTGCATTTACAACTTGAGGACTTCGAACCCGGCATGACAATTCGGGTCTCGCTCGATAATGAGGAGTACGTGATCGAGCTGGACGATGGCGAGCCCGATGAGGCGCCAGAGGAGATTGAGGAACCTAAAGTCGCGACAGCAGACGCGCAGCGGTTTGCTTTCGGGGGGCGGCGTGGCGGCTAGTAAGTTAGAAGAATTGATGTCGCGACAGCTCGATGAAGCCGGGATCGTTTATGAGCGGGAGCAGATGTTGATCCCTGGTCGTCGGTTTAGGTTTGATTTCGTTCTGCCCGAGGCTTGGTTAATTGTGGAGTGCGAGGGCGGAACCTGGAGCGGTGGCCGGCACACCAGCGGGATCGGCTTTAGGAATGACTGTGTGAAGTATAACTTGGCTGTCGAACATGGTTATGTCGTACTTCGATATACGTCAGACCTCATTAAGAATGGATCGGCCATCGAGTCGATTAGGCGGGTGCATGAACGATATGCCGTTCAGACGCCCGTAGAAGCTCTCTGAGGCACGATCGTGACCTCGGCCAAGTTAGGGCAAAGGGGTGCGAAACCGGCGGATAGATCGGGAAAAAAGACGTTTCACGTGGAACAAAACAGTTCACACAAAATACACCGAATAAACTTTACAGACGACTTCGAAGACTTCGATTATGAGAACGATGTCCGAGAGGTTTTGCGCGACTTAGGAGTGAGCGAATATGGCGGGTACACCCATTGATAGAATGAATATGAAAAAGCTAGATGATATCGGTGAGAACAACTTGTTCGATCGATTAGCCGCTGGCCAAACAATGACTGGCCTGGTCAAAGAGTTGGGTATCGGCAAGCGATTGTTCTACAAATGGATGAGATCAGTAGAGGGGAGAGAGGATCGGTATTATGCAGCTCGCAAAGAGTGGGCGAATTACTTAGCTGAAGAGACCTTATCGATCGCAGACAACATAGCTGATGCCAGTGATGCACAGGTAGCTAAGGTTAGAATTGATACGCGCAAGTGGTTAGCTGCGCAAGCAAACCCAGACAACTGGGCCGCACGCAAGGATCCACTGGTACAGATCAACATCCATGATCAACACTTAAAAGCACTTCGAGACATTGTCAGCGAGCAGTAGATACGCGCAGAGACGCACTGCGGGCGGCCGGCCTGGCGCGCGCGGGACGCAAAACCAAGCAAAATCAGGCGCAAAAGCACGCTAATATTAGTCTAGGATGCGTAACGGCCGTGTACGAGTGTTACAAGCAATACAAAATGCTATATAAATCAAATACTTACGTTTCCTAGATCAGTTGGGATGGTGCGCGAGATTCTAAAGCAGCGCAACCACGGCGCCAGGATTTTGCGGAGCCGCGGAACCCCCCCTTCGAGCCTGGGTGGGGTGGGGGGATAGGGGTTAGACCCGCATGCACCAAATTTTTTTTTGAAATTTTAGGCAAAAAAAGGCCCGGCTGGCGCCGGGCCCGTAGGGCCGCAGTAAGGGGTTGAGGGGCGGCCTACTTTTTCTTAGTTGTTTTCTTGGCCTGTCGGAACGCCTTCGCAGTTGGGGCGCCAGGTGTGCCAGGCTTACGCATCTTCTCTTTCGATCCCTTCGCAATGCGCTTCCGCTTTGCATGAATATTGCTGTACAGGCCCATCAGGCTCTCCTTGATTTTGTGCCGCTGCACTTCCACCGCCTACGGCTAAGCCGCAGCGGTGAGTTGGGGTTTGCGGCAGCCTTCTTGCTGCGCTTCATCTGGCCAGCGCTCCGCGCGCAATAGGCATCGCCTTTCTTGGTGCCGGGCCGAACCCGCGGCCCGCCATCGCTAGCGCGCCCTGCTTGGCCATAGCTCACCTTCTTGCCTGATGCCGTCACTTTGACTTTGGCTTTGCCTCTTCTCGGGCTCGGCATTATCGAGGTGGGTACACTGGTTTACTACGAGTAACCCTAATACCGCCAACCATAGCAGCGTTCCGATTTTTTGAATTTTTGTTTTTGGTTTTGAGTTTGTATCCACCGTGTTTTTTCATCTTTTATCTCCTAAAAAAATCGATCCTAACAAAATTTTTTTTGATGCATAACGAATAATTTGTAACCGAAAGGTTGACAGACAATACGGTATCAGTAAAATAAACAGTGTTACAGAGTTACACGAAAAAACGAAGGAGAGAGACATGGACTTAAAAGAACAAATCAAAGCAGCTTTCGCAGAATCAGACGCGCAGTCTTTAGCCGAGTTGCCTGAAATAATTGAACGTCAGCGCAATGCTTATTATGAGCTGAAGCAAGAAACTTCCCGCGCTTTTCATCTTCACGGGATAAATAGTTCCGAATACCAAAGGCTTCGTGAGCAGAAAGAAACTTTATTTTCTGCATCTTTTAAAAACGATTATGACTGGGGTTATTCTGAACATGTTGCCCGAGCCAGCAAGTCTCTTAAAAAAACGCATGACGATCGCAATGAGCGCATCGTTCGCAGAATGGAAAAGTACGGCATCAGCAAAATTGACGTTGATAACTTCAAAGTCATCTACGGGGAAGACTTTACCGGCTTATGGATCATCGACGGTCATCAGGTAAGCATCAAAGTTATTTGGGCTGGCGGTTACAACATCCAGTGTTTGCATCACCGCGTTCTGGTTAACGTCAAAGCAAATAAGGCGGCCGCGTAAGCGGCCAGGGGGAGAGAGCATGAAAACAGCATATCTATCGCAGTGGGAAATTCAGCAAATGGCAGAAGCCGCTTTAACTTCCTATGAGTTTAGTTGCTGCTGGAAGCGAGCCTTCCAGGAGGCCGCAGAGTTTGCTGCTGATGAGTTGGGTGTAAAGGCCACCCAGGCTCAAGCAGCAACGGCGGTAAGAATCGCGCAAACAGGCTGGGAAGGCATACGCGCGTCAGTTCAGCAGGTCGTATACGCGCCACAATAACCAAGGAGAGAGCATGATAGATCCGAGAAAAATATGCGTGACTCAGTGGTCTGATGAGCATTTAGCCGAAGTTGTAAGAGCAATAGCACGTATGGCAGATACGGATCGTCTAGCCCCAGATCGGAGCAAGTGGGGTGGGGCAGCGGATATATTGTATGAAGTGGCAGATCGAATTTACGAGGAGAGAGCATGATCTACGGATACACCAGAGTCTCGACAGAAGAGCAGGCCGATGGCACCAGTCTTGGTACGCAGAAGCGCCAGATCACTGGCGTTGCGATGGCAAATGATCTTGAAACAGAAATCGTTTGGCTGGCCGATGCCGGCATCAGCGGGAGCATAGAATTTTTTGGCCGGCCCGCTGTCGCGACTTTAGATCTTCAACCTGGCGACATCATTATATGCAGCGCATTAGATCGTTTTAGTCGGGATGCTCGTGATTGTCTTAATGCTATTCATGAGCTGAAAAGCAAAGGCATTCGATTGTTTTTGAATGGCCACGGCGATGTAACCGACGATGCCAATACCAATGGCCGATTGATGCTTGAGGTGATGGCCGCATTTGCGGGCCATGAGCGCCGCACGATCAAGGAGCGCTGTGCCCGCGGCCGGAAAGCCAAAAAGGATGCCAAAGGCCATATTGGCGGCAGTGCCCCCTGGGGCTATCGCGTGACCGGCGAGGGTCGCGAAGCCCGCCTTGAGCAACTGCCGATCCGACCTCGGGCTGTCGCGACTATGGTGGCTATGAAGCACCAAGGCAAAAGCCTGCGCGCGATAGCGCAACAAGTTTCTTCGCTCTATGATCTGCCGACATCTCACATGGCAGTGAAGCGAGCGCTCGATGGCCGAGGAAAACCCCTATAAAGAATTTCTGCTGCGCTATCGGAATGATCCGGTAGCGTTCGTAGAACACGTTTTAAAAGTTAAGCCGCAGGCCTGGCAGGCCGAGCTGATGCAAGCCGTCTGCGACGGCGAGCGGAAGCTATCCATCCGATCGGGTCATGGAGTAGGCAAATCGACCGCAGCGAGCTGGTTGATGCTCTGGTTCCTGATTACTCGATACCCCGTCAAAATCGTCGTTACTGCACCCACATCGGCGCAATTGTTCGATGCGCTCTTCGCTGAAGTGAAGCGCTGGATCAACGAGCTACCGCTCGCCCTAAAAGACATTCTCGACGTTAAATCGGATCGCGTGAGCCACAAAGCGGCACCATCTGAGGCATTCATCAGTTGTCGAACGAGCCGCGCAGAAACGCCAGAGGCGCTCCAGGGCGTGCATAGCGATAATGTATTACTGATCTGCGACGAGGCGAGTGGTATCCCGGAACAAGTGTTTGAGGCTGCCGCGGGCTCGATGTCCGGGCATAACGCCAGCACGATATTGCTGGGCAACCCAACCAGGTCGAGCGGCTTTTTTTTCGATACGCATCATCGTCAAGCAGGCGAGTGGTGGACCCGCAAGGTGAGCTGCATTGATTCGGGACTCGTCTCTGATGAATACGTCAGCGAGATGAAAGTCAGGTACGGCGAAGAGAGCAATGCTTACAGAGTCCGCGTGTTGGGCGATTTTCCCGCAAGAGATGACGATACCGTGATCCCGTTAGAGCTCGTTGAGAGTGCGCAGCGGCGCGACGTTGAGGTGACGGAGGATGAGCCGATCATTTGGGGATTGGACGTTGCTCGGTTTGGTAGTGCGGCTAGCGTGCTCTGCAAGCGCCAAGGCCGCAAGATTCTAGCAATGGAAACCTGGCGCGGGTTGGATCTGATGCAATTGACTGGGGCTGTCGTTGCCGAGTACGAGGGCTGTTTGCCTCGGCAGCAGCCCAGCATGATTTGCGTAGATTCGATCGGAGTGGGTGGTGGTGTGTGTGATCGATTGAGAGAGCTCCAATTGCCCGCTGTGGGGGTGAATACCGCCGAGAGCCCATCGCTAAGGGGCACTTACTTAAATCTCAGAGCGGAGCTTTGGTACAAGCTCAAGGCTTGGCTAGAAGCCAGGGACGTAAGTATGCCGGTCGATGATCATTTGCTTGCTGAGTTGGTTGCGATCAAATACAAATTTACATCGAGCGGCAAGCTGCAAATCGAAAGCAAGGCCGAGATGAGCAAGCGAGGTCTGGCGAGTCCCGACAGGGCGGATGCTGTTTGTCTAACGTTTGCGGTTGAGGCAGCCACGGTGATTCATGGCGGCGGGATGGCCAGCAATTGGTCGAAGCCGATAAGGCGCAACCTCGCTATGGTATAGGGGGTTATGCATCAAGTTTTTGCGGGGGACAATAAATGACCCCAAAAAAATGCGTGGTGTAAATGAAGCCTTATAAGAACGGCCCCCAGGGTCATCGTGATGCTGCCGCAACCATCGAAGCATTGATGACTCCCCAGAAAAAAAGCAAGCCTGCAAAGAAGCCAAAGAAGTAGATGGCTCTACTAGATTTTTTAAGGCAGCAAGCAGAGGAAGAACTCCGCAGGAAGCAAATGCAAATCCAGCAGGGTCAGGATGTTGCCTCCGCAGTAACCCCAACCCCGGCTCAAGCGGCTTACTTCAGCGGTCAAATGCTGCCCAGCGCTGCTACTCTTGATGCTGCCGGTCAAATGGCACCAATGCCCCCTAGCAATATAACTATGGAGCAATTGCCGAATTACATGCAAACCGCGCAACCTATGCCAAGCATGTCTCAAAATTTTGAGCAGGGTAATTTTGTTGACGTGGGGTTGCAGGGCTTAGGTTTGCTTGGTGATGGGCTGACCGCCGCCGGGCCACTTGCTGCTGTTGGTGTACCAATTAAAGCGCTTTCGAAAACTGCGCAAGCAGTTCGTCAATCGAAGGACTTGGTCCCTGATGATGTACCTCGTTTGCAGTTTGAAGGGGATAGCGCCCCAGAGGCTCTCGCAGAGGGCACACAGCGAACATTCAGCACCACTGGTAAGTATCGCGGAGCTCCAGCAGAAATAAATTCAAAACAACGATTAGCCGCTATGCAAAGGCGGCTTCGCGATTACGCAGAAAAAGGCGCGCCATACAGAACTTGGTACGAAGATACCAATGACTTTATGCAGCAACAAACTGCGAGCAGGCCCGGCAGGCAAGATCAATACGCAGCAACTGCGGCAATTACTAGCCAAGGAACGAGCGTTCCAGCTAACGCTACTATGGCAATGAAGGGATACAACCAAGCAATCGTTGGAGACCCAATTAACACGGGTCGATTCCCTAGCTCTATGGGCCCATCAATCGACAAAATCTTCGAAGGTGTTTCTCCGCCGCTTGGTCCAAAAAGAGAGCCATTTTACGAGGCGCTTAATCAAGAAGTGGGAAGGGCTCGGCAAACAAACGATATTCGCCAGGCTAGAGCTTTCGGTTATACAAACGCAGACGGGTCGAATTTTTCTGGCGGGCTCAGTGATGCTCAACATCGATTCATGGATGAAGAGACAGCTAAGTTAGTCGCTTGGGCGAAAGAAAACAAAATTGGTGGGGTCGATGATTGGAATGCTGATCGTATTCAGGCTGCAATTTGGATAGCACAGAAAGCTGAAGAAGAGGGCACAACAATTGCTGAAGCCGGGAAAATGTTTCAGGACTTTACGCCACAAGCGATGATAAGGACGGAGGCAGCCCCGTCTGCAAGTCTTGGGCATTTGAAAGGATTGCTTGATCCTCAAAACCGCCAAGCACTAGATGAGTTTAGCGCGTTGCAAGATGAGGCAATGCAGACACCTGGTGGTTTAGATTTCATGACAGCTCAATCGGGAGCGATGACATCGCCAACATATGGAGCCCCAGGGGTTTATGAGGGTGCAAGCAATCCAAGTGTGGGCATTCCCGTCTCTGTAGGTAAGGCCTCTAGCGAGGTTGTTGACCCAGTGACGGGCAAAGGTATCGAAGCAAAAGTTATTGATCCAGCAAGCAGAAAATTGGTAGAAGCCTCAGCAGCAATGCAAGGATTGCTGAGAGCTCAAGACACTGTTGGGTATACATCAATAACGAAAGCACCTAACGCATCGACAAGAAATGCGCTGCAAGTGAACCTAGGTCAAACCATCACCCCAGAACAAATTGTAAAACTTGAAAAAGCTATCAACGATGAGTTTGGTGCTGGCTTATTGATACCTCTGCATTCCAGAGACGGAGTTTCGATTATAACTTTGGGCCCAGATGAGCTCGGTAAGTTAGTCGGAGATACAGCGCCCAAGAAAACACCGCAATGGCAAAAAAGGCTTTCCAAGGTTGTCAAAGACACGCTTGATCCTGCTAGCACTGAATGGGGACTAAACAGCGGAGATTTGGTAGGCGATACAACGAATTGGACTTACACCCCCAGCAGATACTTGGGACCGCTCGAAGAAGTTGGTGCAGAGATGCGCGGTTTACTGGACGCAGGCGCTAAAAAGATTTCGCCCAGATTAGAGCAGCTAGATGCTGAGTTAGTAAAAGATTTTCCGTCTGCCGGCGAGCGCAGCACGATTGTTACTCGTGTTCGGACTGCTCTGGCGCAAGAGGGAATTGCAGGGGTTCGGAAACTTGTGGATAAGGGATTAGTCCCTGCTTTTGCTTTAGGCGTTCTTCTTGGCGGGCAAGCTCTTCCACAAGCCACTGAACGTCAGCCGGCTCGTTCTCAAGGACTGCTCTGATGCGCGCAAACTTTTTCGGGATGTCAGCAATGCGCCGCCTACCTAAATCGGTTTCAGGATCAAAATACTGGGCTGGAGTGATCTTGCTCATACAAGGAATTATACATCATGAGTGAGACCTATTCCTACGGGCAAGAAACCACTGAAGAATTTGTCAGTGAAGAAGTGATCAGCGAGGAAGAGATTCAGTCAATCGTTACTGAGTCGATCGAAGA